ACTCAAGACCTGAGATAATAGCAGAGATGAATACTGCAGGGTATGATGTGCATAATGCTAACAAGGTAGTAAAGAAAGGCATAGATAACATTAAGACCTTTGGAGTATTTTGTCAGGAGGATAAGCAGATAATGAAAGAGTATGAGAATTATAAGTGGAAAAAGATAGGTGACCAAATCATGGATGAGCCTGTCAAGCTATATGATGATGCTATGGATGCTATCCGATATGCTACCACTTACATAAGGCAGGAGTATTACACTGATGACTCCTATTATTCGTTCTAAACAAAAAGCAACTTTAATGTAATATAGTTATGAGTGATACACTAAAAAAAATAGCCGATAATCTAGGAGTGACTACCATCAATGGTAACTATCTTAGTGGCATAGCTGACTACTATGGAGTAGACTTAGCTACCTCTACTGACCTAATGGCTGATATACTAACTGAGGTAGGAGGCAATCCTGCTACATCTACTGACTATCTTCAGGACATAGTGCTAGAGTTAGGAGGTACAGTGACTATTAATGGTAATTGGATGGAGGCATGGGAGGCTATTACAGCTACTCCTCCTGCTGTTCTATTCACTACTACTTGGACTACTACAGCTCCGAGTGAACAAATATTTTTACCTTATGGTGCAGGAACTTATTCAGGAACTATTGATTGGGGAGATGGTAATACAGATGTTAATGATGGTAGTGTAACTTCTCACGAGTATGCAACAGCAGGAACTTATACAGTTATAATAGATGGAGATTGCACAGGTTGGTATTTTGGTAATGCAGGTGGCTCACCAAATATTACTTCAGTAGTAAATTGGGGACAGCTTCAATTAGGTCCTGATAACGCAGGTTATAATTTTTATGCTTGCCCTAACTTAGATTTATCTTTAGTTTCAGATACTTTAGATTTAACAGGGGTAACTGTACTCGCAGGATTGTTTAATGATTGTACTTCTTTAACTACAATTAATAATATAAATTCTTGGGACACTTCAGCTGTTACAAATATGGGTGATATGTTTAGTGGTTGCTTAGCATTTAATCAATCTTTGTCATTTAACACATCAGCAGTTACAACTATGAATAGTATGTTTTATAATTGCACTTCATTTAATCAATCTTTATCATTTGACACTTCAGCAGTTACAGATATGGGGGGTATGTTTTATGGTTGCTCGGTATTTAATCAAGCATTGAGTTTTGATACTTCAGCTGTTACAATTATGAATAATATGTTTGCAGGTTGTTCGGTATTTAATCAGCCGTTATCATTTGATACTTCAGTAGTTACAGATACGAGAAGTATGTTTGAAGGAGCAGAAGTATTTAATCAAAACATAAGTTCTTGGAATACAGGAGCATTTGATAGAATAGATTTTATGTTTAATGGAGCTACTGCATTTAATCAAAACATAGGAAATTGGGATACTTCAACAGTTACAAGTATGAGTGGGGTGTTTCAAAATGCCGATGCATTTAATCAAAACATAGGGACTTGGAATGTAGAAAATGTAGCAAACTTTTCAGATTTTATGTTAGGCAAAACAGATGCAACTTTCTCTACTACTAATCTTAACGCAATCTATAATGGATGGAGTACACAAGCAGTACAGTCAAGTTTAGACATAACTTTTGGCACTGCTAAATATACAGCAGCTGCTACAGCAGGTAGGTTAATTTTAACAGGTACAGCATTATGGACCATAACTGACGGAGGACTATAATATGCCTAGCACTACTACAATCATAGCACAGCCTGCTCAGTTAATGCCTGCTTACAATCCTATTAAGTATATCATAGATAACACTAATAAGAATGAGCCTGGCTTCAGATACATCTTCACCATCTATCCTGCAGCAGGATCTCACATCCCTGCCAATGTAGTGGCTCAATATAGAGTGCTACCTGTATTCAGTACAGGGTATGGTGAGCAGGATATAAGTAGATTGATGCAGTCATTGGTGACATATAATGAGTTAGGGATTAATGGTGAAGTACCTTACAACGTTTCAGAATCATGGTATCAATATGATGTAGACTTAGGATTTGAGTATATAGATAATGTAGGGTATACAGCTGCACTGACAATAGATGGACTAAATACTAACATCACCTCTTCTACAGCTCATGGCTTTATAGTAGGTGATCAGATAGTGATTACTCAGGCAGATGGTGGAGTAGCTAATCCTGCACTTGAGGGATTGCATACTGTCATCTCAGTTACTAATTCTACTAACTTTACTGTCAATGTACTTTGGTCTACTATTACTGATATCAATATCAATGGTAATGTAACCTATGCAGATTTAAGAAAGACTCAGGTATTGAATGACTCTTTAATAACTAACAAGGAGGTATTCAATGGAGCTTATAATAATAATCTTAATACATATAATGAAAGTGTGCCATTTAATAGCACGAATTATTTAGGCATAGCAAATCCCTTTGGATATCTAATGACTAGCAATCTACCTACAGATGGATCAGTAGCTCCTAGTGCATTCCCTAACGCTCAATTCTATTACAACCTTAGAGTGTATGCAGCTTATAATTATGAAGTAGAGTGGTATGACATGAATGACAATCTATTAGATAATACCACATTTAGTCCTGCTAGTGATGGCATTTGGGGTGTTTTTGTAGGACCTACATCAAATGTTACTGAGGATTATTATGTATCTATATATAGTGATGGACCTACAGGTAATGACTTTTACTACTTTAAATATGACAATAGATGCACCATTAATAACCAACAGCTTATCTACTTAGATAGAATGGGATCATGGCAGACTTTTGCATTCCAACTAAGGACCTATGAGAAAGGGCAGATAACTAGAGAGCAGTACAATCAGCATATAGATGGACAGGTAGTAAGTGCAGAGTGGGTAGGAGTTCCTCTACAAAAAGGATTCAGAACTTATAACACTAATGTCACTAAGACCTTTGACCTAAATACTAATTGGATGGACCAATATGATGCTACTAGATTTCAAGAGCTACTGACATCTCCTCAAGTATTTTACTATTCAGATAATTACTTTTGTGCCTGTGTAGTAGACTCTAGTAGCTTTGAAGTATTCAGCCAAAAGAATAAGAAACTTATTAAGCAATCAGTGACTATTAGATTAGCACAGCAAGATCCAATCAATGGTTAGGATACAACTTAGCACAGGATACCTAGATGTCAAAGAGGGTACATCATTCCCTTTGAACTTTAGTGTAGGGGATATTAGAGATATATCTAAGAGAACAGGTAACTTTAGTAAGACCATTACACTGATAGGCAATAACAATAACAATACTCTGCTCAATCATTACTATGATGTAAACATTCAAGCAGGTACTTTCAATATCAATACTCTCACTAGCTGTGATGTTATTCAGGATGGTATCCCTGTTATGACTAATGCAACTCTTCAGCTCATTAACATTAAGAAGTCACAAGTGACAGGAGCTTATGAGCAGATGGTGGAGTATGAGGTACTAGTGAAAGAAGATAGAGGTACATTCTTTACTGACATTTCTAATAAGTATTTGACTGACTTAGATTTCTCAGACTTAGATCACTATGTAGATGCTACAGAAGTAATCAATAGCTTTGACCATACAGTAGCTAATGGCTATAAGTATGTGATGCCATTTAACATAGATGATCAGTATCAGTTTAATTGGTTTAAGCCTGCTATATATGCTAAGACTTACTTTGATAGAATCTTTGCTACATCAGGATATAGTTATACTTGGGCAGGATTAGAAGCTGCGAACTTTGATAAGCTACTGATACCATACAATGGTGATCAGAATGTAGTGGATTGGAATGATTATAAGGTAGTGGCAGAAAATAGTGGATTTAGCTTTACTAAAAATAATAACTTAAACAATCAGACTTATGCTCAACAAACAGGATTTACTACAACAATTAATACAGGATGGACTGAGATATTAGATCCTGCTAATATATTTAATCCTACCAATGGAGAGTACACTACTCCTCAATGGGTAGGTGTTGGCTCAGGGGAATCTTATATATATGAGGCAACAGTACAGGGTAGTTTAAGTATTAATCCATCACAAAACATGAAATATAATGATGGAGGTAAAATAATTCATTACAAGCCCTTTTTAATGGTAAAAATTGGTACTGAAGAAAATGTAAAATGTTATGCACCTACTATAATATTACCTAGCTCTGCAACTGTATATGCACCTGGAGTACAACAGATAGGAACTATAAATGCTATATTTACTTTTAATGGTGCTAATGATGATCAAGGTGGAATAGATGTTAATGATATACAAATAATACAAACAGGAATAGATATAAGAGTAGTAAATTCAGATGGTACATATGTAAATTCAGCTCCATTTTGGAATAATTCTCCATTATCAAGTCCAACAACTGCTCCTCAATTTATCTTAGACCTAACATCCATTGACCTAACAATTCGCCCATCTGATAACATCCCATTTAACAGTGGTATCACTACCATGAATACCTTTGTACCTGAGAAGATTAAGCAATCAGATTTCATTAAGAGCATCTTTATGATGTACAATCTATATGCTACTGCTGATCCTAATAGTGAGAACAATCTAATACTAATCGCTAGAGATGAGTACTATGATTCAGGTAAGGCAGTAGATTGGACTAACCTACTAATGAAAGACAAAGAGCAGTCTATGATCTTTATCCCTGAGCTTAACAATAAGAAACTAAGACTCAGCTATAAGGCAGATACTGACTCCCCTAATACAGTCTATACAGATGTCACTAGAGAAATCTATGGACAGGTAGAGGTAACATTTGAGAATGAGTATGTGAAAGGCATAGATGTCAAAGAGCTTATCTTCTCACCTACTCCTGTACAACCTACATCATTCGGTGCATTCCTACCATTATTAAATGGTGCAGCACCTAAGACTAATATAAGAATCTTATTTGATAATGGACAGGTAACTGCTCAGGAGGTGGATATACTTTCAGGATATGATACAGTAACTCCTACAGGTGGACTCTATCCCTACCTCTCACACTTTGGAGGAGATGATCCCTTTAATCCTATCTTTGATATTAACTTTGCAGAATGTCAATACTACTATTATCAGGTAGCTCAGAACACTAATAACAATCTTTACAATTCATATTGGAGGAGAACAGTAGCACAGATAAATGGAGGTAAGCTATTGACTGCCTACTTTTATCTTAGAGAGACTGACATCCAATACATGGAGCTGAATGATAAGATAAGGATAGACAATTCATGGTGGAGTATTA